AGTCGTTTAGACAGAGCATTTGTAAGAGCAAAGAAAATAGCTGAAAGTAATTTAGATCCTAAGATTCTTGCTGGAATTAAGGCTAAAGAAATTAAGAAACAGGAATTAGAAACAGCAGCTAAATCAGGCGATATAGACGGAGTTTTAAACATAGCAAACGAATAGGTGGAACCCAATGGCGGTACAAACAACTGAAGAATTTAAAAATGGCGGAGCCACCTCTTACGCCATCACAATTGAATATTTAAAAACAAGTGACATCAAAGTAAGAATTGATGGAGCTTTACAAACTTATGTAGCTAGTGGTCCAAGTACTGGCGAATACACCGTAAGTGGTACAACTGTTACCCTTGGAGCCACTGCAGCAGCAGGGTCAGGTAACGTTCACATATATAGAGAAACTGATGTAAATACACCAGCAGCAGTCTTTGCTGTTGGTTCTGCAATCAAAGCTTCGGAACTTAATGCCATACATGATATGGGTAGGTTTGCTGCTGTTGAGCACAGAAACAAAATAATTACAGCAGATATAAAAGAAGGACAAGTTACTTCTACTGAAATAAAAGATGGAAGTATTCTTAATGCTGACATCAATGCAAGTGCAAATATAGACAACAGCAAATTAGCTGATGGTTTACTTAAATCTGGTTTAACAATTAACTCATCAAACATTGTAGATGGATCTATTGTAGATGCTGATGTAAGTAACTCGGCAGATATAAGTGGTTCTAAATTAGCTGACGATTCAGTAACTCTTGCAAAGTTAGGAAGTGGTACGTTGCCAAGCGACATCGTAGTCACTTCAACTAACATCCAAGATGGAACAATAGTTAATGCTGACATTAATACCAGTGCAGATATCTCTGGTTCTAAGTTGGCTAATGATTCTGTAGCTCTTACTAAGTTAGGCGGTGGTGCATTACCAGCAGACATAACTGTCGAGAGTACAAACATAGTTGATGGAACTATTGTTGATGCTGACATACATACGAACGCAGCTATAACTGGTACTAAAGTCACACCGGCTTTTGGATCACAAAACGTATCTACAACCGGAACTCTGGCTAGTGGTGCCCACACTGTTACAGGTGACATCACAGTTTCTGGAAATGTAGATGGTCGTGACGTTGCAGCCGATGGTACTAAATTAGATACTATTGAAACTGGTGCAACTGCTGACCAAACTAATGCAGAAATTAGAACAGCCGTAGAAGCTGCGACTGATAGTAACGTTTTTACAGATGCAGATCATACAAAGTTAAACGGTATTGAAACTGGAGCTACAGCAGACCAAACTAATGCAGAAATAAAAACTGCATACGAAGCTAATGCAAACACTAACGAGTTTAGTGATTCAGAGCAAAGTAAATTAGCTGGTATAGAGACAGCAGCTACAGCCGATCAGACAGCTAGTGAAATAAAGACACTTCTACAATCTGACAAACTTACTCTATCTGAGATGAATACCACATCTTTAGATACTAGGTATTACACAGAAACTGAATTAACAAATGGTGCTCTTGACGGTAGATACTACACAGAAACAGAAGCTGAAGCTAAGTTCCTTAGACAAGATTCTTCTGAAACTATTGCTAGTGGTGCTACATGGTCTAATTCTGACGCATTTGTAGCTACAACGGCTGCTATCAACGCAAGAATTATTGACCTTGTTGACGAGGTTGGTGGTTTTACAGTTATAGCAACTGAATTAGTATTTCCAAATACAAACCCACAAGGAGCTACAGGTCAGTCAGCAATATTAAGTATTGGTGCTTTGACGCAGGGATATACAAGAAGTGGAACTACTGTAACTATTGCTAACGGAACGATTGGAAATAGCACAGTAACTATCACTGGTGTTCCTTTAGATTTGCCAAGTGGATTCGGATTATTAGTTGAATCTACATCAACACTTAATACATATACTTTCCACAGATTAGTTCCTAAAGCTACTGAAGTAACAACAGTTGCAACTAACATAACTAATATTGTTGCAGCCGGTGCAAACGTAGCTGACATTAATAACTTTGCTGATTTATATCAGATATCTAATAGTGCTCCTACACAAAGAGTAGATGGTAATTCATTAGTTAGTGGAGATTTATGGTTTGATAATAGTAACGGAAACCTAAGAGTTTGGAATGGTAGTTCATGGGCAATTATTACACCAGCTCAATCAGTCTTAGATGACGTAGCTATTGTTTCTGGAGCTATAACATACTCAGAGGACTTAGGTCTTATTACTGATGCAGCATCAACAGGTAGTTCTAATGGTTCATTAGATATAGTTGCAGATGCTTTAGAAGATGAAAAAACATTTACTATTACTGCTGCTGGCGGTAAGTATTACATAGATGGAGTACAAGCTCCTGCTTTAACATTACATAAAGGCTGGACTTATACCTTTGATTTAAGCTCTGGTACTTTAGGCAGTCACCCATTAAGATTTTCTAGTGGTGGTAGTGCATACAACACTGGAGTTACTGTTACAGGAACTCAAGGTACATCTGGAGCAAAGGTACAACTTGTAGTACCAGAATCTCAGCCAACAACTTTTGCATATTATTGTACAAACCACAGTAATATGGGCAACACAATAACTGTTGTGGAAGACCCAATTAAAGGTGTAGCTGATATTGCAGCAAATGTTGTAACGGTAGCTGGAATAGCTAGTAACGTAACAACTGTCGCTGGTAACACTTCAAACATAAACTCTGTAGCTGGTAACTCAAGTAATATTAATGCTGCTGTAAGTAACGCATCAAATATTAATAGTGCGGTTTCTAATGCTTCAAACATAAACTCAGCAGTTTCTAATGCGACAAATATAAACACAGTTTCTGGTTCTATATCAGATGTTAATAGATATGCTGCTGAATACCTTATAAGTGCATCAGCTCCGGGATCTCCGACAAATGGAATGCTTTGGTATGACTCAGCTAATAATACTTTAAAAAACTATAACGGATCTGCATGGTTAGGTATTACATCTAACTCAGGTATTCAAAACTTAGTAGATGATTTAACACCCGAATTATATTCTCATCTCGATTGCAATAACAAGAACTTGACTGAAGTAGCAACTGTCAGTGGAGACAACTTACAAATAGATTTCGGTACACTTTAAATGGCTAAATTATTAAAATTAAGACGTGGTACTACAACTCAGCACGGGTCATTTACTGGTGCTGAAGGCGAAGTAACTATAGATACCACAAAAGATACAGCCGTCGTACATGACGGTTCACAAGCTGGTGGTAGACCACTAGCAAGAGAAGACTTAAGTAACGTATCCAGCTCAACTATTGCTGGTAGGTTAGATAATGATTCTATTACTCCTGCAAAAATTGGAGCAGGAACATTACCTTCTGACGTAACCGTAGCTAGTGCAAACTTAGTAGACGGAACAATTGTAAACGCAGATATAAATGCATCTGCTGCTATAGCAAACAGCAAACTAGCTGACTCTGGCGTAAGTGCTGGAACTGTTGGTTCAAGTACAGCTATTCCTGTAGTTACTGTTAACTCAAAAGGTATTATCACAAATACATCAACAACTGCGGTTGACAGTACAACTATTGCAAACGGTTCTGCTTCAGTAGCAGTATCTAGCAATGGTCCAATTACATCTAACGCTAACCATGACTTTTCTGCTGGTATTGACGTAACAGGAAATATTACAGCTACAGGAACAATTGATGGTAGAGACGTAGCTGCTGACGGTACAAAATTAGACGGTATTGAAAGCTCAGCTACTGCTGACCAGACGGCTGCTGAAATAAGAACACTTGTAGAATCAGCATCTGACAGTAATGTGTTTACTGACGCAGATCATACAAAATTAAATGGAATAGAGGCATCAGCTACTGCTGACCAAAGTGACGCTGAAATCAGAGCTGCTGTCGAAGCTGCATCTGACAGTAATGTGTTTACTGACGCAGATCACAGTAAGTTAAATGGTATTGCAGCTTCAGCTAATAATTACACACACCCTAACCACAGTGGAGAAGTAACTTCTAGTGCAGATGGTGCAACAACTATTGCAAGTAATGTAGTAGACGAAGATAACTTAAAAGTATCTAACTCACCAACTAACGGTTACTTTTTATCAGCACAATCTGGTAACACAGGTGGAATGACTTGGGCTGAAGTAAATCTTTCAGCTTTAAGTGCTAGTAATTTAACATCTGGTACAATTCCAGATGCTAGATTCCCTTCAACTTTACCAGCTATCAATGGTTCAAACTTAACAGGACTTGCTGCATTTCCATCTGGAACTAAGATGATCTTTAATCAGGCATCAGCTCCTACAGGTTGGACAAAGGAAACAAGTAACGTTGATAACAAAGCTCTTAGAGTTGTATCTGGATCAGGTGGTGGTACTGGTGGTAGTGTTGGATTTACAACTGCATTCGGTAGTAAATCAATCTCAGCTACAGCTTCTAGTGAAAACACTGGTGGTTCAGTTGCCAGCCATACATTGACTGAAAATGAAATACCTTCACACAACCACGCTCTTAGAATGTTTAGACACCAAAGTAGTCCTAACTTAGGTTACGCTGCTGGTTGGCAAGGGTTGACTTGGTATGCTCGAAGTTTCCAGGGGGCTTATCAAGATGCTTCTGTCACATCTACAGGTGGTGGTGCTGGACACACACACGGATTTACAGGTGGAGCACATAACCACACTATTTCTGTAAGTAACGTAGACCTCTCAGTTTCATATATAGATGTAATTGTTGCATCTAAAGATTAATAACTAAACCACCCTTTATATGCAAACTTTAAATATTTTGCCTCAACAGATTTATAAGTTTGAGTGCGAAAAAACTTTACTAGATAAAACTTTAAACACTTTAAAGAACGAACAATTTAGTCTCGATAGAGAGGTTTGGCAAGTAAGACAAACATATAATGTTCGTTTAAATAAAGACTCAAATTACAATGACATCCACAATTGGGTGCGTAGTTGTTTAAATACAGTTAAAGATGAATTGCAGTTTAAGTGTGATCGTTTAGAAATTACATCTTCTTGGGGCAATGTATCCAAGAAAGATCAATGGCATTGGGTTCATACTCACCCTAATTCTTTGGTGAGTGGAATCCTTTACCTTACAGATTCTAATGCTAGTACTTGGTTTAGCGTAGATAATTTCTGGTCAGGTAGTAGTGTAATTAAACTAAAACAAGATCATCAAGTTATACATAAACAACCTACGGTAAGTGGAGATTTATTAATTTTTCCATCTACCTTAGTACATAGTGTAGATCAGCATAGAGGAAATCAAAATAGATATACATTATCTTTCAATGCTTTTCCAAGTGGAGAGATAGGATTTCCTGAAGAAAGTGCTGGAATTATTTTAAATGTATTATGACCTATTATGGCAAAAATTAAACAAGGAAAATTGTGCCCATTAATTGGGGAAGATTGTAGAGAATTAGAGTGTTCATGGTGGACATGTATTAATGGCGTAAACCCACAAACAGGGGAACCTATATCAGAGTGGGGATGTGCTGTTCAATGGATGCCCATATTACAAGTAGATACTACAAAAGTTATTCATCAAAATGGTGCAGCAGTCGAATCATTTAGAAATGCCACGATAGATAAGCTGTCACCAATTATCCCTTTAGAACCAGAAAAAAAATTACATTCGGTAAATGATTATTTAGGATTATCTGCCGAAGCAGAGGTACCAGATTATGAGTGAAGAAGATTATGCTGTAAGGATCGAATATGATCCGTTTAACGACACCAAAATTGAAACAAAAATGGGTCCGTTAGACGAATTTAGATTCTATAGAAACGAATTATTAAAAGAGTGCGATTGGACTGTGTTATCAGATTGTGGATTATCTGCTGAAAAAGTAACTGAATGGAAAACATACAGACAAGCTTTAAGAGATATGCCAGCATCTATGGATACAGTAGAAAAGTGTAAGCACCCTACATTACCCACTAAGCCTAGCTAGTGGAAATACCCACTATTGAAATTCCACCTTTACAAAAAATAGAAACTATATCTATACCTTTACCTACAGCAGACGTTCCTTTCTATACTCCTATGGTTGTACCTCCAAGTGATTTGGAAGCAGAAGAGGAGATAGAAGGTGAAGCGTCAGAAGAAACAGATAAACCGGTAGTACAACCGGGAATTAAACAAATAGATATACCGTTTACAGATAAACAAGTGCCGGTACCTGAGACTGAAATCTTAGTAACGGCAACAACAACTGCGGTTGTTTCTGTAGCTGCAACACTGACAGCGACAGCAGCGTTTAAATACGTGGTAACTGCAATGAAACCTATACTCAAAACAGGATGGAAGAAGATAAGCCAAGGCTCAAAGAAAAAGGCTTAATTGGTAAATTAAAAGATATTGGTGAAGAAAAAGAACATACTCTAGAAGTCTTAGGAACTCTAGTAAGACTGGGCGTTGTAGTCTGGTCAGGTTTTATCATCACCATGAATTACATTGATTTACCAATGGTCAAGAAATCTGGTAACTCAGATATCACTTTCGTCGCCAGCGTATTTACGGGAGCACTCGCAACATTCGGCTTGACGACTGGAAAAAATGGCAATGGTAGTAAACCAGTAAATTGCCCAATGAATAAACCAAAACCAAAAGTATGAAAAAACTAATCATACTCTTAGCAATGTTATCACCCGTCATAGCAAGAGCTAATACCGTCACTCCTCAGTTCACTACTGGAAATATGACGTCCACAACTGTGACTACTCAGACTATAAAAGAGGTCTCAAAAAAGGAAGTCATGGGATCTGC